TATTGATAGTAACATTATTAGACTCAACTATACTTGTTTGAGAAAGACTAAAATCACCAGGAAGATCTGGATCAAAAAGTGCAAGTGCTATTGTAGATGCATTTAATGTTCCTTGTAAACCTTGAAGACCTTGATTACCTTGAAGACCTTGATTACCTTGAAGACCTTGATTACCTTGAGTACCTTGATTGCTCAATCCTTGTAAACCTTGATTACCTTGAAGACCTTGATTACCTTGAAGACCTTGAGTACCTTGGGTGCCTTGATTACTTAATCCTTGTAAACCTTGATTACCTTGAAGACCTTGATTACCTTGAAGACCTTGAGTACCTTGATCACCTTCAACACCTTGAAGACCTTGAAGACCTTGAGTACCTTGATTACTTAATCCTTGTAATCCTTGAAGTCCTTGAGTACCTTGATTACCTTGAAGTCCTTGAAGACCTTGGGTGCCTTGATTACTTAATCCTTGTAAACCTTGATTACCTTGAAGACCTTGATTACCTTGATTACCTTGAAGACCTTGATTACCTTGAAGACCTTGAATACCCTGAGATCCAAGATTTGAAAAAACGTGCCAAGTTGAATTATCAGGATTTTCACCAAATTCACTCTCATAGATAATGTCTAAAATTGTATTTCCAATATCAACTATCAAATTTTCTTCATAAAGTTCTATTTTAGAACTATTTCTAGCAATTGTTAAATTATTTGCTCCCCAATCTCCACCGTCTGCAATTCTTACAATTGCACCATTAGATGGAGAAGCTGGTAAAGTTAGTGTAAATGAACCATCAGTAGTGTCTGCAATAATCTGGTCACCGTCAACCATAGTATAGTTTTCTTTCTTTCTTGTCCAAGAAAAAGGTTGTCCGGATAAACCTTGCACACCTTGATTACCTTGAAGACCTTGAGAACCTTGAAGACCTTGAGACCCTTGAATCCCTTGAAGTCCTTGAACACCTTGATTACCTGTTCTTGAAAAATTTATAGCACATTCTTCACCATTACTTGGAAGTTCTCCAGCAACTGGAGAAACACTGAGAACAGACCATCCATTTTCATCCGTAATTGATCCATTAATCGCAAAGATTGCATATGTAGAATCGTCCGATGCAGATCCTTGAATTACAACATGCCCACGAATATTTGAAGACGTTGAATCATCCCAAGTAGCAATAAATGCTGAAATATCTGTTCCCTCAACAGTATCATCAGATATTGATAATTTTGTTATGCTGGTAAATGTGCCATTATCAAATTCAAACTTTCCAGATGTTGGATCACTAGTGCCATCATTAACTGCGGATGAAAAATCAAAATATAAACCACCTTTCTTACCATCAGATCCATCACTTCCAACACCATCAAGTCCTCTTGCACCCTGAAGACCTTGAGCACCTTGAGTACCTTGAGCACCTTGAGTACCTTGAGGACCTCTAACGGTAATATCATCCTCCGCTACCTCAACAGGTGCCCAATATCGTTTTCCTATATAACCATCTACTGCAGTAAGAACATAAGTTTGTCCGTCTGTTGGTCTTGGATTTGCACCAGTAGAACCAACACCAACCTTAGGATCTCCAAGATCAGGTTCTGCCTGCTCTAGTCCAAGAAAATCATACCTATCAGCAGTAATTTCCGTTTGACCAAATCTTTTTTTTCTTCCCGAATTATATTGTGCCATATATGATTATCACTGCTTAGCGGTTTCGAGAATACTTAATACTATATTTAATTTATCATTTTCGCTAGACTTTATTTTAAATGCATCATTAGTTTCTAAAACCAATCTTCCATCACCAACTACACTAAACGAATCATTAGGTGGTATAGAAATACTATTTGCTATTGAAACATCACCAGCAGTTCTAGAATGATAAGCACTTACGGATACAATACCAGTTGAAGTATTTGTTACTTGACTCAAAACAACAATGGTCGCAACTCCAGTAGGACAAGTGTAAATACCAACATTTTCTGTAGTCAATTCATGTCTTATCGTTTTAAATCGATTAAGGGGTATCTGTGCCATCTTATCCTAATGCTATGATTAAGGGTGTTACTGTATTTAACAGACTTTGATTGAATGCTCTTCCGGAAATTGTTCCTGTTAACTGATTAATTGTCACATCAGGACCAATTTTAAAATCTCCTGATTGATTAGTTCCAGTAAATATAATTATACCTCCATTCTGCCTTACAAATTCATTATCTAAAATTGCAACACCACCAAGACCAGGTCTTGCAGAATTTATATCTGTTCCACTACCTACCCATTCCAAAGAAATGGTAGTTGCAAGTTGCAAACTTGCTCTACTAAAGTAAACTGTGCTTCCAGCACTCACAGTATTATTTAGATTCTGTTGCAAAACAATTGTAGTTTTTCCATCACTCGTTGGTTTTGTTGCACTTTCCAATCCATAATAAATTGGATATAATACAACATCAAATGTTAAATTAGAACCACCATTATGAACAATTGAATTGTTTGTTGGCACACTTTCATATTGTGATCCCGTATTAACAACATCGATTGAAGTTATTTCACCATCAGAATTTACATTGACAGATACTTCTGCAGTAATTCCATTTGGACCAGTTGGATCTTCAATCGTTATAAGTGGTGGATTTGTAGAATCATATCCAGAACCACCATTAGTAACTTCTATTTTTTGAACTTCGTAGTATAACTTATCAAAATATATTGCTTGACCATCATATGGTCTTATGTTTCCAACACCAGAAACTTCAATAGTATCTGGATTATCTCCATCAACATCAACCTCAGAAACAACTTCTCCAGTATACCGATAAATTGATCTTGAAGTTTGGTCACCGATACCGTCAGAAACAAGTGCTTTGTTGCCAAAAGAACAGTTGGAGTTTGTAATGTCACATTGTCCACCACCCGAAGTCCAGTGTCCAATGTCATTGCAAATGGTAAATATGGAGACTAACTGAGCATATGCCCCATTAGTAATTGAAACTCCAACACCATTTTGATTGTATTGAGTATAAGAGTCAACTGACATTGATCCAGTAATACCAGTATCTTCTTGGTCTCCAGGTTCTGCATGGAAACCATCAACTTTCATTCCAATACTCTTACCAATAAAATTGGTGCAGTTTCTTACATAAGGTCCCTGAGTGATTGTACCAACACCTGCAGAATATGTATCTCCACCAATTTTAGTTCCTGAAAAATTATTACTTGATTGACCATCATAATCTGAAGGAACTGTAGTTGTAATACCTGGATCACTTTCAGTTCCTAAAGGATTTGTACCATATTGAATAATACTAGTAACAATTCCAATACATGTATTAACCGCAGACAATACATTTGCACAAGGACTATCATCATAATCATTATGTATTGATAAATCTTTAATTTGTGTTATTTCAGTTGAGTAAAGATTCAAATTATTTACAGTAGTGGTATCAGATCCAGTAGATTGCCATGATTGATTATTAATACATGAATTTGCAATTCCTACCGCATACTTCATTGCATCAATTGTTCCATCCTTTAAAGTGTAGTTTTCACCATCATCTTGTCCAGTAATATACAATAAAGTTGATCCATCATAGTATGATTTTCCGAGTGTAACACACTTAGAATTTCCTCCTCTCGTAATATCAAAGCAAACTGCCTTAAATGCATTTCTAATATCAGCAACTCTCAAATCAATACCAGAACTATCAAGTGTAAATGCTGGATTTTTGTAATCGGTGCTGGTTAGGTATCCAACTGCTTGTTTAGAAATAAAATCAAGATTTGTGCGAATCATTCTTGCACCATCAAAGAAGCGATCGGAAGAAACTCCGGCTAAAGGTTGGAATGCAATGACTGATGCACCATTCGTAGAATCTGATCCGATAAAACTTAAATCAGTAACATGACATCCATTGTTGACATGGAATAAATCAGATCCTGTATTTTGTGGGGTTACAATACAATTTCTAAGTTCAGTTCCTTCTACAGCAACTTTTTCTTTAATGATAATTGGATTATTTTCTACATAAACACCTGGGAATACTTTTACAGTATCACCAGTACTTGCAATTCCTGCAGCATTTTTGATTGTTCTCTTTGGATGATTTTCACTCAATCCAGTGTTTGTGTCATCTCCAGTCTGAGAAACAAATATAGTTTTTCCGACTGGTTTATATGAAGTGACTGTAACTCTTCCCTTTCCTCCAACAGGATCAAGATCAATACCAATACCAGGAACTATTTGAGTAACAATTCCAACAAGATTTACACCATCACCATAATATGAATCTGCAGTTGCAATACCACTAACAGTTAGAGTAACATTATTACCATCAACTGTTGCAATTGCAGATGTACCAACTCCAAGACTACCCGATGAAGGTACGAATACTAATTTTTCTGAGGCAACATTTATCGAACTTATCCCTAATGTGGCATCTGTGCTTATAATTGTAGATAAACCAACATATATTAATTCATTAAGTTGATTGTTATCATCAATGAATATATCTGCACCAGCACCTTTAATTCCCTGAAGACCTTGAGTACCTTGAAGACCTTGAGTACCTTGAAGACCTTGAGTACCTTGAAGACCTTGATTACCTTGAAGACCTTGATTACCTTGGGTGCCTTGATTACTTAATCCTTGAACACCTTGAGAACCTTGAAGACCCTGATTACCTTGATTACCTTGAAGACCTTGAGTACCTTGAGAGCCTTGAATACCTTGAGTGCCTTGAATACCTTGAGTGCCTTGAATACCTTGAGAACCTTGAATACCTTGAGAACCTTGAGAACCTTGAGTACCTTGAAAATTACTTAGTGCACCCTGAAGACCTTGATTACCTTGAGTACCTTGAAAATTACTTAGTGCACCCTGAAGACCTTGAGAACCTTGAAGACCTTGAGAACCTTGAATACCTTGAAGACCTTGAAGACCTTGAGTACCTTGATCACCTTCAACACCTTGAAGTCCTTGAAGACCTTGAGTACCTTGAAAACCTTGAAGACCTTGAGTACCTTGAAGACCTTGAAGACCTTGAGTACCTTGAAGACCTTGGTTACCTTGAAGACCTTGATTGCCTTGATTGCCTTGAAGACCTTGATTGCCTTGGTTACCTTGAAGACCTTGATTACCTTGAGTACCTTGAAAATTACTTAGTGCACCCTGAAGACCCTGATTACCTTGATTACCTTGAAGACCCTGATTACCTTGAGTTCCTTGATTACCTTGAGTTCCTTGATTACCTTGCGTTCCTTGATTACCTTGATTGCCTTGTAATCCTTGAGTACCTTGTAATCCTTGAGTACCTTGTAATCCTTGATTGCCTTGTAATCCTTGAGTGCCTTGAAAATTACTTAGTGCACCCTGAAGACCTTGATTACCTTGAAGACCTTGAAGACCTTGATTACCTTGAAGTCCTTGAAGACCTTGAGTACCTTGATTACTTAATCCTTGTAATCCTTGAAGTCCTTGAAGACCTTGAAGACCTTGAGTACCTTGAGTACCTTGATTACTTAATCCTTGTAAACCTTGAAGACCTTGGTTGCCCTGAAGTCCTTGAGCACCTTGAGTACCTTGAATACCTTGAGTACCTTGAAGACCTTGATTGCCTTGAACACCTTGAGTGCCTTGAAAATTACTTAGTGCACCCTGTGTTCCTTGAAAATCACTCAGCGGACCCTGAACACCTTGAGCACCTTGAGATCCAACACCTTGAAGACCTTGAAGACCTTGAGTACCTTGAGTACCTTGAAAATTACTTAGTGCACCCTGAACACCTTGAATACCAGTACCAGTACCAGTACCAGATCCAGTACCAGATCCAGTACCAAACTTTTGTCCCGTTTCTCCAATAATTGCATCACCAAAAACTTCAATACCACCATAAAATACAGTCTTTTTATTAAAGTAGGATTTCTTCCCAATTATATTAGAATTTTTAGGATCAGGTATTTCTGCCATATCAAGACAACTCCAATGTATCGTTTAATATATCATTAACTGATCTTTCTTTTCCACCATCTATAAATGTATCATCATCAATATCAAGACCTTCATTTGCTAATTTAGAAATTTCTCCCACTTCATTGTCAATAGATTCTCCAAAACTTCCATAACCAGGATTTTCGCCAACATCTGTTATAATATTTCCTGAAGATACTGCTGCTGTTACAGGATCTTGCATTGCATGAATTGCAACATCTGCAACTTTGTCAATTGGTAGATTTTTTGTAAGATTGTTTGTAGCAAGATTTGCTGCACCCTGAACAATACCACCAATTCCACCGCTTGCGGCACCACTAAAAGCACCCATAGCAATATCACTCGCTGTTCCCAAAACATTGGGTAATCCAAGAGGTATCATACCCATTGAAGATAAAAAATCAAATCCAACAAAACTTCCTTCAAAAACCTGAGGTCCAAATTTCTTTTTATCCGGAATCAAATTTCCCAAGAGACCCTTTGCATCACAACGAGTCGCCTTCAACAAAACTCTTTGCTTTGCATTTAGATTTATATTTCTTCCCGCTTTAATATCAACATCTTCATCTGCCTCAATTACAATATTTTTTCCTTTGATTTTTACGGCACCATTCCTCATTGCAGTAATTGTAACATCACCACTCATTCCAGTAATTATAACATCAACACCTTCCGATGAATCTTTATTTCCTCCAACAATTTCAATATCTCTATCATTATAAACACTAAATCTTCCACCTTCACTTAATCCGACTACACATTGATTATTTTCTTCAGTTACACCATAAACATCATAAACATCAGATCCATTTGCCCCCATTTGAGGGTTATTGGTGTCAAATCTAACCTTACTCCCTAGCGATAAGATATCTCTTCCTTCCCAATTGTATTTTGACTTTCCCATTTTATTCTACACAATCTATTACTGACTTTATAGTTTGTATTTGCCTCAGTTTTTCTTGACTTATTTGGCCATCAGGACCCAATAAAAGTTCTCTATTAAATGGTATCTTAGATAATACTGGTCTTAAAATAGCACCTGATCCCGTACTTGTCCTTATAGTAATCGTTGGTAGATCTTGGACAACTTTATACTTATTTAGTATTGTCTCTGGAGTACTAATTGTAACAATGTCAAGATTTTCTGGAAAACTTGGAACACCAGGAGATTCTGGATCACCTGGATCACCTGGATCACCTGGATCATCAGGTGGAGAGGTTATTCGAACATCAATTATAGAACCATCACCATCTACTAATATCACATATTCATTTCCAAAATCATCAATAGCAATATCATTGGGGGAATATCCAAAACCTGTGGATTGAATAATCACATCAGAAACATAATTTGGAACTTCTGCAGGAATCGATTCTGCATTAGGAGTTGAAATATTTACATTAGGATTTGCTACTGGATAATTTTCTCCAGGAGAAACTACATAAACTCCATTAACTTCCCCCTTCTCATTAATTGTAGATCTAAGAATAGCACCATATCCCCTTTCAGAACTATCAAAAACATCTACAAATGGTGGATATTTATAATTTTTACCTTTGTTTTTAAGAATTGCACCAATTATTCCACCACTAATAATGTTACCGTTATCATCTCTCTCAAACTCTCCCATAACAGCGTCTGCTTCAACACCATCTCCCATACCACCAAAGAATTTTAATCTTGGTGAATCTGGAAATGAAGTGATTGGTCCTGTATAACATCCACTACTAGTTTGAGTTGTTAGGTTTGAAAAAATATCAAATCCAACTTTTACTCCTTCTATACCACCTTTGACTTCATCAGATAGATTTTTTCTAGTAGCATCCGCTCTTTGCATATTATCTAATATTTCTTTAAAATCTAATATTTTATCAGCAATTATGTCTGGTCCAATACCAATTTTCCACACATCAGTATTATCAAAAGATTTGTTTTTATTTTGATTCAAGTCAAATAGACCACTAATACCCTTAATTGCTGCAACACCACTCGTAAGAAAATCAATAACGTTAAATCCTGCAGATAGTATTTTATTAACTCCACCCAAAACACCGGAAAGACCCGATTGTATTTTCCTCAATATTTCATTTATCACAGATGCAGAAAATTGTCTTGATACACATTCTGATGGTCTTTTTACATTATTAACAACATCTGTTAGCAAACTTTGAACTGTACCAAACATTGTATTTATTACCATTCCAGGTATTTTTGGAATCATAGATTGTAGTGCTCTAACAGGAATTACCATTGCTTTTTGAGCAAGCACACCTGCAAGATGGGCCGCAGCTGGGTTTCCTGTTGCAGCAAGAACTGCAGCATATACTGCCCTATAAAGTGCCTCAAGTCCTATTTTTAATATGGGTATTAGTCCTGTATAAAGAGCATCAGTGCATTGCCCAACAATTCCTTCACATATTCCAATTATTTTATCTGTAGATCTACTGACTTCAGCAACCTTATTTAAAATTTTATTATAAGGATCATTTACTTTTTTAATTAAATTATAAGTTTCTGCTTCAATACCCTTTACAGTATTATCATCACTAGAATTTGCTAGAACTATTTTTTTACCTATGGCAGTACTATAACTAATTTCATCCTTATCTTCACTCTCATTATTTAATTTATCTACAGTATCTGTAGGAACTCTTCTTGGTGATTTTTGTGCCTTTGTGCTTCCTTCACTTGCTTCTGAAGGATTTAAAGTTCCATTCGGTTTTTTAACTCTAGTTGTGTATCCAGTAAAAGGTACAAATGGTTTTGAATACTCCGTGGAAGGAACTTCACCTGTTCTACCAAAACATCCCATAATAATTGGAATTTGTGCATTGTCACCATCCAAAAAAAATCCTAAAACAGTATCTCCAGGTCTAATTTTAGGATTTACTGCATAATTGCTAGCTCCACTACCACTTGTAGTTGGCAGCATAACTTGTGCCCACGGCAAATCTTCATCAGAAAGTTCCGTCAAATTTTCTGGATGATATCCTAAAATTCTTACTTTTAACCTATTTCCCCATCCCTCACCATTTACTTGACCACCTTGCGATCCAATAGGCGGAACTTGTCCAATCCACCACCTAAATCCATCCCTTCCTAAAAAATTACTTTTAAAAATAGATTCTTCTATCATTTCTTTTTCGTACCAAAACTATCTCTAATAAGTTTTAATTTAGTATATGAATTCAATGTATCATAATGATGGCATAATTCCTTTATCATATATAGTCCACTTGTGGCGGGATCATATTCATTTTCTTCAGATGGACTTGATCTTGGAAATTCGCACTCAATCAAATCTCCAGCATTTAAATTACTATTTAAAGGTATTGTCATAGATATTGTCTGAGTTAGCATTGTATTATATCTCATTAGTGCTTGAGACTGATATTTACTCTGGTCAGAATTTTCTGATGTTGTCACTCCTTTTTCCATAGTACCGATATCTAAGATGCTAGTAATAATTCTTGAAGGATAATCTCCCAAAGTTTTATCGGATCCTTCACTCATCTTTGGCAACTCAAGTTCTTGACCTAAATTTTCTGTGTTTTTGAGATAATCGGATGATTTAAATACTCCTTGCTGCAAAGAACTAAATGAAAAATCTAATGGATTAAAATATATTCTTCTAGAAGCATATGTTCCCATTCTCAACTTAACAAGAAGATCAGAATTTCTATCAATATAATAATCTAAAATTCTAAAATTATTATTTCTTTTATTTCCATCAGAATTGTAAGTTTCATTTACTTCAGTATATTTGTACAATGCTTTTGCATCTTGCTTATTTAATTCATCAACTGATCTAAACTGAAATCCATTTTTAGTTTGATAAAATAAAAATCCCGCTGTTCCATCTTTTGAAATTGAAGGAACACCTTTTGATGCTAAAGATGTTAATACTGTAAAAGGTTTTTTCATATTACCGATAAAACCATAATTATTTGATGTTTTATCAATGGTTCCAATTTTATTTGTTTGTATAATTTCTGTAAGAATACTTTTTACATGATCAGAAATACTTTTTGCCTTTGGATATTTCTTTACAACTCTAGTTACTTCATTAGTAATCGCCTCTCTTGAAACTAATTGTAATGTAAATGATTCTCCATCTTGTGTTTTTTCGACATTACTTATAGAAGAAACATAAAAGTAATCCTCAACTCTAGATGCAAAATCTAGGTCTATATTTGAATCAGTATTTGCCTTAATTCTTAGTGATAATCTTTCGCCACCTCTTAAAGGCAAACCATTATAGATGCTTTGCAGAACGCCATCCTTTTCAATAGTTTCTGCGGTGTTATTTACCTTCAATTTTGCAGTAATTACTGGAGAAAAAATATCTTCAAAATATTGAAAAATTAATGCTCCACCTTTTAAATCTACAGACCTAAGTTGATCATTAGATTCTATAATTAACTCATCATATAATGACTTATTAGTTGCATCCATTATACGTAACTAAGTTCTAGTAGAATTTTTTGTTTAATAACACTATTTAACATAGCAACATCACCCGAATAACTGGTGGAGTTATCTGGAGAACTTCCTTGTGATGGTTGAGGCAATTGAGGTTGAGACTGAGAATTGTTTACAACAACTGTTTGACCTTTTCGTTCTTCTGTTACAGATGCAATTTTATTTGCTTCAGTATTTTGATTTGAAGAGGATAATATAGATGGTGCAACAGATCTGGCGTCTTTTAAATAACCTTCATATTCTTGTCCACCATATACACTCCATGCACCAAACCCTTGTTTGTCATATACTATTTTCGCTGCCTTTGCGTTCGTTATAGGATCATAAAGTTTATCAACACTATTAATCCCAAACCAACCAAGTCTTTCTTGTCTATAAGGACCAGTCATATTGATTTGCCACAATCCATATGATGTCTCTCCGCTTTGCTTATATAATCCAGATTTAATTGTATCATTTCTAGGATCACCACCAGATTCTGCCATAGCAATTGCTGCCATCTTGATCGCTTGATCATCATTAAATCCTACAGATTTTGATAACTGCATTAGTTGTGCTAAGTTATATCTTCCTGAAGATGGTAAAACTGGAGTTTGTGGTTTCGCAGATGTTTGAGGATCTGTTATTCCCAGATTTTCTTGCGTTCTTCTCCACCATTCATTCAGTACATCAGGTATTGATGGACCTGACGGTTGCGATTGTGGTTGTGGCGGATCTGGTTCAGACACTGTTTTAGTTGCTTTTACATTACCACCTTTTACAATCAGTCCAGCGTCAACTAATCCCATAGGATCCATTGTTCCAGATACACTAGCAGATGCAGGATTATATCCTGTTGCATGATCTAGGTGTAAATGTGGTCCAGTAGATAGACCAGTACTTCCACTAAAACCTACAACTTTTGCATTACCATCAGATCCCGTACCTGCACCAACTTTATCACCTTTCTTAACACTAATTGACTTCATATGCGCCAATTTAACAAAGGTTCCATCTTCCAATTGAATTACAACAAAATTGCCATAACCACCATTTGTTCCATCAGGATCTCTAGAATCTCCCATTATTCCAACATCAACAACTGTTCCGTTAGAAACTAAAGTTATTGGTGTTCCTTCAGGTAATGGGAAGTCTTCACCAGTATGTCCTCTTTCTCCACCCTTTCCATGCACTCTAGATTTTCCCCTAGTTCCAGAAGCACCAGGTCTATATTCACCATAATCCCTATTTGCGGGATCTAATTTTTCTCCACCAGTAGATGTATATGTCGATCCTCCTCCAGGAGATGGAGATCCTCCTCCAGGAGATGGTTCTTCTTCTCTTTCTGGTATTGGTTGTCCAGTTACAACTGCAAAAGCATCTTCCAAATCAGTTTTAAGTTTATCAAATGATTCTTTAAGTTCTTCTGTTGCATTTCTAACTTTCCCCGACTCGTCTAAAAAATCAAATTTAGATGCATTTTCAATAAGACCTTTTAATATATTACCAAAGTCACCAAACACATTAAATATTCTGTTTGGCATGTCTTTCAGAACATTATGAACAAAATTAACCCTTTCCAGGAATTCTTCACCTTTCTGAATCCAAGTTGGTAAGTTTTGAATCAACCACCCAAGACTAGTCCAACCAATAAATCCCAAAATCCTATCAATAAAAGATCCACCAGCATTTGCCATCACTTTTTGACCTGGAATGAGGTTTCCAGGTTTTATTGAAGATGCTTCTATCTTAGCTTCATTTGCACCTCTTCTTTTTGCTTCTTCTCTTCTATTTTTAAAAAGTCTAGATCTCTTCGCAAGAGCAGTTTTTTCCTTTGTACCACCTTTTATGATTCTTGAAATACTATCAACAGAAATCTGAGTAGCACTAGTATCCTTTGCTATCTGCCTGATAGATTCTCTTGCGGTATAAATTCCTTCTGTTTGAGGTCTTAGTACTGAGGTTGGAATTGCCATGTTACACTACTACGTTGTATGCATGTAATGAATATAATGTATAAAAATTTTCTGGATTTGAAGAAGCGATCATAGGAATTTTTGTCATACTCTTATCAGAATCAACATTAATTGGAGAAGGACTTGATGTTTGAGAATTGTTGGTTATAATGGTTGGTTTGGGATCTGGTAATTTCTGCACAGGTTGTTGTGTTGTTTTTTTAGATTCTGGATTTGCACTAATGATAGGATCTGCATTTATATTTCTCTCTTCTTTCGCTAAACGTTCAAGTTCATTATTTGTTTGTCCGACTTCTAAATCTTCAGTTGCTGTATCTCCCATATGAACTGGGATTATGGGATCTTGTGCTTCAGTATTTGTATTTTGTGCTATATTTGTAGAGTTATAATTATTTGAACGACTATTACGTTTTGTATCCATCAGTGCATCTCTTCCTGTTACAGGAGGTGTTGCAGGTGAACTGCTAGATGTTGTACTAGTAGGAACAACAGGTGTTGCAGGTGAACTGCTAGATGTTGTACTAGTAGGAACAACAGGTGTTTGTGGTTGTGCTGAGGATTGAGGATCAGATATTCCTAAATTTTCTTGCGTTCTTCTCCACCATTCATTAAAAGTATTAGTTATATCATCCAAAGGTGTTCCAGATGTTGATGGAGAAGGTGTGGTATTACCACCAGAATTTTCAGATTCACTGGCATCTGGTATGTTACCATTGGATGTATTTGGTTCTACACCAGTTTCATTATCACTTCCTTGTCCTTGAATTTCTGGTGATGAATCTCCATTTGCAGGTTTTGATGGTTCCTTAGGTTCTTTCTCACCTTCAGATTTATCCTTTTCATCAATAACACCCTTACCAATCAAATCAAGTAATTGCTCTGCATTGTATATTAGTCCTGCTAACCTAGCAATTCTTCCCATGGGAGTTAGAGAAACTGCACCAAGTATTGCTTCAGTATAATTTCCTTCCATTGCTTCAAGACCAACACCAAGAGCAGTCAATACACTTCCAATAAATCCTGGACCACCAGGTGTTTTTGGAGGTTTACCAGGGAGATTTTTAGCCGCAGAAGCACCTTGAAATAGTGACTTCAATCCCTGAAATGGTTTTCTAATTAATAGATCAAGAACAAACTTAGAAAGTGATCCTATACTCCTAACAATATTTTGTATTCCACCATTAAGAAGAAGTAGGACATTAGTAGCATTTCTAACACCCGTTAGAATTGAATTCTTAATCTGTTGTACTAAATCAACATTACCTTTTCCTCTTGCTTCAATTAATTCACCATACTTATTCATTAACCATCCACTGAATAAGTATAGTAACGATTGCGCTATCCTATCAAATAAATTTGTAGTTCTTCTTGCAACGGGAGCAGATGCAAGAATAAATGCCCGATTTATTTTACTTTCTACTACTTTCTCATCACCTGCTCTTACACCTTGCTCAGATAATCTTCTTTCCCGTTCTTGTTCTGCTAATAAAATTCTCTGATCATTTGAAATATCATTCTGCAATAATACGGAAATATTTTGCAATCCAGAATTTAGTACTGCAATATTCTGCCGTATTTCATTGAGACCTGTTTGAAGACCTAATAAATTTTGTTGGTTTTGTTGTGTTAGTTGCAACGTTTGCACGTCCATCACAGTCGGTTGTGGAGGTGCAATAGGTTGAATAGGGGTACTAGCAGCACCAGAAACACCAGAAAATGATTGCCTAGATTCTGCTGATAGTGGAGATCTTGTTACTGGTGTTACGTTAGATGCCATTACCGTTCTTTAAATTTTCTTCCTCAATGTATTGTTGGAGAAGAGTAACGTAAACTTCTCTTTCCCAAGGTATCATATTTTCTAATTCTGTTAATGAATATTTATGATGCTGCATCAAGGCAAATGTCATCTTATAATATGACGCAAGACTTTCATGCGTCATAGCTAGGCGAAAAAAGATGAAAGTCCCTCCATTACTATCTCACTTTCAACACCAGTGTTTGGATTTTTCACTGGAATTACATGACGAAGTTTTGGCATGGTCTCAAAGAATTTTTCAATCTCTTTAAATTGTTTAGAACTAAGTTGCTCAACAAATTCTTTAAGTTCTTTTTTAGTACAATCTTTAGAAGACCAAGACTCTTCTTCAGTGTAAATTTGATCAATACAAGAACAAATAATATCAAATGTATCATCAACTGATACAGGATCATTTTGATTAAAATTGTTTTTTATAAACTCGCCAACTGAAGGATATTTCATCCTTACTGTCAATTCATCGTCCAACTTAATGTCTCTATTGTGTCCTTCATTTACTTGAACACGAATATCATCTAAATTGATACTCATAGGGACTTGAGTTTTTCCATCATCAGGACAAGTGATCAAAACATCTGCAGTTTCCCCTACAGACTTTCCTCTAATATTAAGAAAAAGATATTCAATATCAAAAGTGGCAAGTTGTTCTACCTTGATGCCTCTTGTAATGATGCAATTTGAGATTACATCTTTAACTGCATTAGAAATTTGCTTTGGATCTTCACTTTCCATTGCAATAATTAAGATTTTTTCTTCTTTTACAAGAAAAGGTCTGTACTTAATCTTCTTTTTTAATGATGGAATTTCCAACTCATATGTGGGAGTAGATACTTTCGGTAAAGGCATGATAAACTAGCAGATATTTTTATTTAGTTATGCTATTGTAGCATTTGCAGCACTTAGAACTGTTTGTCCTGTAGGATCAACCACTGCATCCAATGCATTTTGATTTGATACAAGAGGTCTATTCAAAAGTCCATATCGAGTGTCATAATTCTTAGTTGGTTCATTATTTTCATTATCTCCTTTATAGAGATTATGACTAGATGCTCTTCCAGTAATATAGCGATCATACTCAAAAGTTGCTGCAACTTTAAGTACATCAGATCCAGCATAATTTACAGGAATTGATGCTATTGATTGTGGGAACATTCCTCTGAATGTATATTCAATATCTCTTCTATAATCTCTATCAAATTTTATAATCTTAGTTTCAGTAGATTTGTAATCATCAGGGTACTGCATTCTGATATAGTAGTCATCATGAAGTTTTCCAATTTGTTTATCAGACCCACTGGAAATAAAATCCATCCAGTGTTCTAATACTTTAATCGTATCATATCTATTGTCAACATAAAACTCCATCGTAATGTTATTGTACATTCTGGTATGTGCAATTTTTTCACGAATACCAATCTGTGGAGTCAATTCTGCAGTTGCATAAGCAGAAGTTGGGAGTGTTGTGGCAAAACACAACAATCCAAAATCATGAACACAATAGTAAGGTGATACGCCTTTTCTAAACAAATAATTTACTACTGGACCAGGGACTTGAAATCTGACTTCATAATGTGAAGATTGTGCAAGATTGCCAAATAAAGTCTTTGCGGCATATGGTTGTATTGGAAATGGCACTCTAAATACCTATGACGACTCTTTTTATTATATAAGTATTTAGATGGCATACAGAGGAAAATATCAACCATCCTATCCCAAAAAATACAAAGGTGATCCTACAAACATCGTTTATAGATCATTATGGGAACGTCGATTCATGGTTTACTGTGATATAAATGAAAATGTTCTTGAATGGGGAAGTGAAGAACTAGCACTTCCATACCGTTCACCAATAGACAATAGAATCCATAGATACTTTCCAGACTTTTATATCAAAGTACGCGAAAGCAATGGACAGATTCAAAAGTATATCATTGAAGTAAAACCAAAGAAGCAAACTATTGAACCCAAAGTTCAGAAGAAAAAAACTAAGGGTTACATTTATGAAGTTAGGGAGTGGGCAAGAAATCAAGCAAAGTGGAAAGTTGCCCAAGAGTTCTGTGAAGATCGTCAATGGAAGTTTAAAATCATCACCGAAGACGAACTTTTTGTTTATTCTAAATAATAACAGAGACTAAATATTTTAAGATGACTAATTATTATACCTATGCTTATTTAAATGAAGATGGTATACCATATTATATTGGAAAAGGTAAAGGAAATAGATTATATGATCATAGGGGTAAAAATTGCAATCCACCAAAAGATAAAAGTAAAATAATCAAACTAAAACAAAATATAACAGAAGAAGAAGCATTTAAGCATGAAATTTATATGATTTATGTGTTTGGTAAGAAATGCGATGGAACTGGTATTTTGATGAATATTGCTGATGGGGGTAATGCTCCCCCTAAAATGTATGGAGATAATAGTCCAACAAAAAGACCAGAAATTAGAAAAAAAATAGGTGCTGCAAATAAAATTAAATTAAAAGGAAGAAAAGTTTCAGAAGAAACAAAACAAAAATTATCAAATACTTGGAAAGAAAAATTAAAAAACAACCCAAGGCCAATATCTTACTATCTAGAAAATTTAAAAAAAATGGCAGAAAGAAATAGAACTGATAAAGAAAAGCATAAAAGACATAGTGAATTTATGAAAAATAAATTTTATGCTGCTAAATCGGTAGAATATAATAATAAAATATATAAGTCTATGACCGAAGCAATAAATCAAACGGGACTTTCCAGATATTATATTCTTAAACAAGGTGGAAAATTTATCAAAGGTATCAAGTAATGGCACTCACAGGATACGAAAAAGGTAGTTTAGAAGAATATACTGTATCAGAACTGCGTGACATAGCTAGGACATATTATGTCACCTTTGCAACTGATGTAGGAAATACCAGCACAAATTACAGTCGTCTCAATAAGACACAACTGATTTATGAAATAACATATGATGCTGACTATCAAAAAGCGAATCCAAATCGCAAGTTTGATGATATATTAGTTGCCGATAGAAATAGAATAAGAGCAATAAGAAGAGACTTGATAG